CAGGAGCAGGAGCAGGAATATCGCGGCCATCTGTAACACGTATAGGAGGTTTTCCTACTGCGGGCAAAGCACTCAATCCTTCATTGGGAAGAATTGTGTACCATCCTTTCTTGCCTGCATAAGTATTGCCAATGCATATGTTGCTCGTTGGAGTTCTCTGAAATGAAATGTTGAATTCAAACTTATGTTGGATGTAGGGCATGCTCCCCGCATATGCAACAGTGTATCCCCATCGAACTAATCTTGCTTGTCTTGGTTCTAATCCCCAAATGTTTACAGAGTTGACAGAACCAATGTAGTCTGCTCTTTGTGGCAAAGAAATTACTGCAGTGTTGTAACTGATCAGCAACGTGTCGATATCACTTGGGACAGTTGGAGCTGGGAGGTAAGGTTCTCCTGCAGTATTTAAGATCTTAGCACCATTTTTGTCGTCATATGCTGGACGACTAGAGGATAGATAAGACCCTGAAATTTTCGGAGGTTCTTCTAATGGGTTGTCACGTTGGGGTTGAGTTTGCCGGTTTGTTGCCCGAGTACTGTAGCTTACATCAATTTCCCATTTTAGAGCTTTGACTTCACCTGAGCCAAAATTGTATCTCATGTCTGTTTCAACAACACGTGGGGTGTATTGTTGAGCAAAAGACCAAAGATCTACTTCGTTATTGTATCGGTAGAAACTACCCCATTGTGGGATACCAGGAGCTTGTAAAGCTGTTCGAGGTCCGTCTGCAATTCCAGTGATTACTTGGTATTTGATGGTATATTGTCTGTCAAATTCACTATTGACACCACCATCAATACCAATAGGTCTTGCTACTGAAGTAGGCATTATTCTAGTCCGTTTAAGATACCAATGGCTTGTCCTCTTCTACCGTCCAAAATTGCTCGTTCAACTCTGTTGATTGCACTTACCAATTTTTGATTTTCAGTCATTCGTTGTTCGGTAGATTCGGCATTAACAATAGCGGTGGACTGTTCGGCTGAATAGCCTTGGCGTTCAAACATACCTGCTCTGAACCCTCGAGAAACCTTCTCTAGACCTTGTCTACCGCGTCCAAATTCAGTTCCCTGTAAACGGTCTAGGCTTTGAGCGAAGGCAGGCTTAAACGTCTTCGTTTCGTTAGAAACTCCGTCTTTCATTTCTTGGACCATGTTGGACATGACCTTGTTTGCCTGTGCTCCAGTTAAGAAACCTTGGCTTTGAAGATAATTGACTCTCATGATTTCTTTTGACAAACGTTGATATTTTGTCATTGTAGAGTCTAGATATCCTTGGGCTTCACTTTTTAATCCTTTATTTTTGTCTTCTTTAGATCCTGTTGTCGCTGTTTTCTCTTCTTTGTTCATTTCCTTTAGAGCTTTTTCATATGCTCTTGCCTGGGCGATTGTCTCTGGAGGAATACCTTCTTGCATCATTTTCCAGATCTTTTCGCTGTCTTTTCCACCTTCTTTTAGATATTTCTGATATTCAAATTGCTGTTTCAGTCCAGCTACATATTTTTCAGCTCCTTCTACTTGCTTTTGGGTTGCTTTTCCTCCTTCAGCTGCCATTCGGTTGTATTCTGCTTGCTCTTTCTTGAGTTTCTCTAATCGAGTTGTCATTTGCTCCATACGGCCAGAAGCATTTGTGTATCGTTTTTCGGCTAATGATAACTCATTGTTTGCAACTTTATTAAGACCAACCCACTTTTCGGCTGTTGCTCCTGCTTGAATGAATTCAATGTTGAGACGATCCACCATCTGAGATTGAATGTGGATCTTTTTAGTCATATTTTCTATTTCAGTACCGCGGTCTTTTGCGGCATCTTCACCTGACATTCCTCCGCGTTCTGCATCAACTCTTCTTGCACGTTTATCGTGAGATTTTATGAAATCTTCATTGGCTTTCGTCATGTTTTCAAGTTCAGCTGTTACATCTTTAGCTGATAACTTGTAGGCAACTAGAAGAGCAACAGCTCCTCCAATAGCCAAAACACCACTAAGACTTGCTGCTGCAAGAATAGCTTGAGTGGTAAGCATTTTCATAATAGGTATTATTGCCAAAATACGTGTACCGAATAATGACCAAGCTGTACTAGCCATCCCAACAGCAGAAGCAAAACCAATCAATGCTGCTGTACCAGCTTTAACCCAACCAGGAAGTTCTCGTAGAGTTCCAAGCAAACTAATGAATTCAGTTTGAACAGCTTTAACCATTGGCAAAAACTGATCACCAATTTCTGTTGCTAGGAATCCAAATTCATCAGAAATGGTACTTTGCATGCCTAAGAATGTAGTGCTTTGCTTTTCCATCATGTTAGCAAAACGACCAGTTTCAGAACTTAATCCTTTCAAGATTTCACGTAAATCTTCAAAACCAACTTTCCCAGTACTGATCATTTGGTTTGCTTCTTCGTCAGTCACACCATAATACTTGGCAATATCCTGAAGGAAAAGCACACCTCTTGTGCTTAACTGTCGGAAGTCTTGAGTGAGAAGTTTACCAACACCTCGAACTTGATTGAAGATTAGAGCAATTTCACCAAAGTTAGAAGATGTAGCCGAGGCAGAGTTACCCAAAATACCAAGAGTTTCTATGAGCTCTTCACCTCGTTCGCCAAACGTAAGAAGACCTCTAGCAGCTACATTAATTTCAGGTAGTTCAAAAGGTGTAGCAGCTGCAAACTTTTTCAAATCAGCTAGAGTTCGTTTGGTTTCTTCGGCATTACCAATTAGAGTTCCAAAAGCAATTTCATTTTGCTCTTTTCTTCCTGAAGCATAAACAGATTTGGTAGCATACCCAGTTCCGGCAGCTGTAGCTCCCGCTAAAGCTATTTTAGCAGCAGTACCCATTTCACGAAGATCGCGAGAAGTTCGCTTGATCTGAATACGTGCAATCCGCAGTCCTCGATCCATTTTAGTCGAGGCTGTGTTAAACGCTCGGAAGCCTCCGTTAACAACTTGCTGCATATTTGCGCCTAACTTATGGGCTTCCTGTTTTAAGCCTGTTAGACGTCTCTTGGTAGCCTCTACAACCTTGCTAGTCTCTTGGGCCACACGGTTAAACTGCTTGTTGTCACCTACTAGGCGAGTGACCAGTCTTGCTATTTCTATTTCTTTTGCCATTTATTAATCCTACAAGACCGGACCACATAGAAACTTTAGATTTAATTTCTTCTGAACTGAATTTCTTCTTGGGTTTCTTTGATTGTTCAGAGGGACTAACAAGTTTCAATTTGAAATCTTCGAGTTTTACCTTTTTAGGGTCTGGGTGCAATACACAAGCAATTTCTCGGGCAATTTGCATCAAGTACCAATGATCTGGTGTTATGGTATTTTCTTCTAGTTCTTTGATTTTCATTCGAACTAGAAATTCCCGATACGTGAGTCTCTTCATTGTTTCTGCCAAAGTTAGACCCATGTCATTGGCAATAGAGACCCAACTAGCATACTGCAGTGCTACTCCTTTGCTTTTTTGTTCCGTTCGTAAATTCGAAGTTCTCGGTTAATTTCATCATTCTTGAGACTTTTCATCCAAGTCACCATACGTGACTCTTCTTCTGGTCCCAAATCATTAAGATTTTCAAGCAAAGTTGAAAAGGCACTTTCTGGTTCAATCATGTAACTGATTTCTTGAGCAGTAACATACAGTTTCGAAACCATACGAGATGGCCAAGAACCAATTACAGATTCGGGAAGCTTATTCCCCTCAGCTGTAGTGATACACATGCTTAGAAGTTTGATTTCTAAGTCACCCATATCTTGGATCGAAGTGACATTACCGTTTTCACCGTAGGTCAATCTTCGAGCTCGTTCATTATTGAATCGACGAACAGTATCACCTGTTGCTTCTTTCAATAAATAATTTTGACCTTGATACGTGAAAGGAACTGAAGTTGGTTCTAAGTCTGAAAAGTCGAGGTTCATGCTTGAAATCAAACCTTAAATATAAAAGGGAGGGAGAGTACAATTTTGAAATTAGGCAGGAGCTGTATACTCTGGTGCAGTTTCAACCCCAGCAAGTTGATTAGTCGGAACAATTTCACAACTTGCTTCGGGCATACTGCCTTCTGCTAATTCATTAGGTGCAAAACTTTTTAAGAACCCAATAAAATCTAATGTAGATCCATCGGGGAAATGAATAGTGATCCACCCGTTGACGTTAATCAGAGCAATGATTTGGTCGTAGACTTTGGGGTCATAACCAACAGTGATTGAAATTGGGGTGAGAGATAACAAAGCACGAGGAGAACTTGTACGCCAAGCAGCATTATGCATCGTAGTGATGTCGATCGTATCCCCTCCATCAATTCCTGGAGGTTGAACAGATCGTTCCCACAAATCTACGTCAGCGTCTTCTGCAAAAGCAATGAGGGACTGGTAGCCGTCCTCGAGGATGTTTCCAGTTGGGGTTGTTCTTGCTGTAGTTGTCATTTGTCTTCCTTATGGAAAAATAGTGGTTTTGATAGGACAAGTCACGTTTAACGAGTACCCAAAAAGAATATGTTCTGAGTCGTATCTTCCCAAACTGATTGGCCCAGATTCAGTATTGATTGATTGGATAAGATAGCTATGGCCTGTTGGGCTTGCAACTATCGCTCTCAACGTCTTTTCGAATTCCTCTTTGATATTTTCGACTTTATTATACGCTGATTCTACAGATTGGGAAACGCATTTAATTTGAAGACCATAATGACTTCGGTACAGCCCGTCAACATGGGTACGACCTTGCCCGATAGGGGTTGTGTCGCTGACAACAATAAAGTTGTTCGAAGATGGTGGATCGTTGTTTACGAAGATACCCCAATTGCCTCCGAGGGAGGGATCGAAACCATGGCTCTCCGCGATGAGGAAGAGTTGTACGATTTTGGCCGGAGGTTGAAAGAGCTTGCCACTCACACTTGGTCATCCGAAATGTTAGGCTTTGAAACATTACCACTCTTCATGCTTGCTGCGATAACTGAACCAAGACGAGTTGCTAGAGTCCTAGAAGGTTGTTCTAAGAACTTTGCTTGTCCTACTGTAAAGTTGGCCCCAACATTTTCATGAACGTAAACACCATAGTCTTGGGTGAAGCCAACTTCTACTTCAATTTCGTAATGTTGTTGGACTCCAAACATTTTAAGAACTTTGCGTACGAGGCTTTTGTTCTTTTTAGATTTTCGAGTAAAAGCTGAAGCACGTAAAGCTCCAGTGTCTACAGGACATAATCTTTGAGCTTCAGCTTGTAATGTGAGTCCTGCTAGGTGTAAACCGTCTTCTAGGTTTTCAGCCATTTGTTTTTGAACAAACGAGATATTTTGGTCAAATTTACTCACAACATTGCTTTCCAAAGTTCTTCTTGATTATCGATATCTTGAAACCTGAGAACTTGTTGTATTCGGTATTTTTCGTCGGGGGTAGCTGGAGGTAAAGTGTCTGGAGAACCTAACATCAAGATCCCGTCTTTTTCTACTTTACTTTCCAGGAAAACAGTTACGGATACTTGTATTTGTTTTCCTTCTGGAGTAAAGGTGATTTGTTCGGTGTCTTCCCATTGACAGTTCAACTGAGTTGGGCCAGAATAAGTTCTTCGACCATATTCATCTGTAC